CTTCGCCTCGACTGGCCACGTGGGTCAACCGAGAGTAACTATAGTTTAACATAGGAGGAAAAAATGTCAAGAACTTTTCATTAAAGCTTTTAAAATGGCAAGCAGTAAAATAGAAAATCCCATTATGACGATAGGAGACGGAGGTTCTCATGAATAATCAAGAAATAATTTTAGCAATGTGGGGGATTCCCTTGTTTCTGGGTACAGTAGTGGTAACTAGAATATGTATAGAACTTTTTAGGGATTTAATTGAAATTCTGATACAAAAGATAGACGATTATCGCTTTGAAAAAATGCTGAATAAAACTCCCGAAAAGGATTTGATTATAACAAAAGATCAGCAGAAAGAGTTGTTTGCAGGTTTAGGACGGAATTCGGTGCAAGGTCTAATCACAACAAAAAAGACTTCGCAGGTATGACCTTCGAGCCTGAAAAAGATTATGATGTTATCGTAATGAATCCGCCTTTCAACAAGGGGCAGGCTGTCGCACATGTGACAAAAGCAATCCTGATTGCAAAGCGGTGCGTCATAGCAATCACAGACGCAGGCATTATGTTCAGGTATGACAAGGCGACAACGGCATTCCGTGAACTTGTGAAAAGCTACGGCGGAACTATTGAGCCGCTCGAGGCTGGAGAGTTCAAAGAAAGCGGAACGATGGTAAAAACTGTGATTATAAAGGTGATGAAAAATTAAATCTTTTGTTATTTTGTACTTGACATTTTATCTATATTGCAGTAATATAATAAATGTCAGGAGGTAAAACAATGACAAAAAGAAAGCGTAAAAAAAAGCCGCTTTCAACTTCGGATAAAATAGCAGTGGCAATGCTTATACTTGAAGTTATAAAGTGGCTTGTCGAACTTCTGAAGAAGTAGGCACTTGGGGGCGTTGCCCCCTTGTTTACGCTCATTATAACTTATGCTTATAGGGGGTGTCAAGTGGAAAACGGAGACAAGGAAAATCAGGGAAAAAAAATGACACGCACGGACTGGCTTTTGATAGCCGTTCTTGCAGTGAGCGTCGCTGATTTCATAACAAGGCTTATAAAGGGGTAGCTTATGCCACGAGGCGGATACAGGCAGGGAGGCGGAAGACCCAAGGGAAGCCCGAACAAGGGGACGGAACTCGGAAGGAAAACAATCTTCAAGTCCGTCACCATTTCCGGGAGTCCTGAAGAAGTGGAGAGAATCAAGCAGCTTGCAGAAGCCAGCGGAAAAAGTGTTTCCCGCTTCATAATTGAAAAAATCTTATCTGAATAATTTCCAACGCTCCGGGAAACCGGGGCGTTTTTTTTTACGGTTCGTGAGCCGGTGAAAAACATGGAGCAAAGCAAAAGTGACTGTAGCAGAAGGAGGACAAAGCATGAAGAATATTTTCACATGGATAGGGCTTGCCCTTGTCGTCATCGGCGCGGCTGTCGGAGCCTTCACGGGAATCGAGGCCGCAAAGTGGATTGAGCTTGCCGCCTGTTCGGTCGGACTTGCGGTCTGCGTGGTTTCCATCGTGAACGGAAGCGAAAGGAAGGACTGGAAGGTGTACGTGGCACTTGCCGGAATCGCTGTGGGCACGGTGCTTCTTATATGGGGTGGAATGGCCGAGAACACAATAACTACAATAATCTCTGCGGTCATCGGACTTGCCGCTCTTATTGCCGGACTCATTCCCGTTATAACCGCAAGGAAGAAGGAGTAAGATGAAAGATATGGAGAAACGCTCCCTGCCAGCTTCATCCGTTGAGACCAGGGAGGAGGGTGGATCCAGGCACGTCGCCGGGGTGATTCCCTACGACAGCATGAGCGAGGACATGGGCTGGCGCGAGGTGATCAGGAAAGGGGCCTTCACAAAGACCCTGCTTGAGGGGGATCCGCGATGCCTCTGGGCGCACAACACCCAGTACGTGCTCGGACGGAAGTCGGCCGGAACCCTCACGTTCGAAGACAGGGACGATGGACTTCATTTCGACTGTGCAATCCCGGACACAAGCTGGGCCGCCGATGTCTTCAAGACGATTGCAAGACGTGACGCACCGGGAGTGAGCTTCGGCTTCCGCGTGATAAAGGACGCCTGGACACACACACACGCCAGCGATCCGTCAATCAGGGAGCTTCTGGAAGTGCAGCTGATCGAGGTGAGCGTGGGGGTCGCTTTCCCCGCATATCCTGCAGGCGACAGCTCATCAAGCACACGTGCACTCTTCGAGGGTGCCGGAATAAACATGGAAAGGCTTGCCACCGTGCTCTCATGTGCGGAAGGCAGAAGTGACTATAAGGCGGAGGGCAGAGACCTTGAGACTCTTAAAGGAGCGGTTGAAGCCCTCTCTAAGCTGATGCCGGAGGAAAGAGAGGCACCGGATGTGCAGAAAACCGAGCCGGAGGAATCCACTCGGGGTAAGCCGGAGAAATCCACTTACAATGCAAGGAGGCGTGAACTTGAACTTCTTGAGGCTTCGGCTGCGGAAATATGATAAGGAGAAACATCTATGGAATTTGAATCCATGACACTTCAGGAAAAGATTGACACCCGCGAGAATCTGATTCGTCAGATGCGCGAGCTGAACGAGACCACCGTGAACGGCGGGGAGACACGCGACTTCACGGCAGAGGAAAAAAGCAGATATGAGGGCATGAGGGCTGACGTGAAGAAGCTGTTCGACCTCATTTCAAAGGAAAAGAGGTCAAACGAGATTGCCGGCTTTGCGGAGCAGATACCCGCTCCCGGCAGGGATGACGAGGAGAGGGCTTCCGGCGAGATGGAGGAATTCCGCTCGTACCTTCTCACGGGACACATGGAAAACCGTGCGCATCCGGGGGCAATGGTTGTCGACGGCTCAGACCAGACAGCCGGAGCCCTTGCACCGCAGGAGTTCGTGAAGAAAATCCTTGCCGATGTCCAGAAGGAAGTGAAGGTGCTCAACCGCGTCAACGTCATCCACCTGAACCAGGCATCCTCAATCGGAGTGCCCAGGGAATCAGCCGACGCGGCCGATGCGGAATGGACTACGGAAATACCCGTAAGTCCCTCAACTACAATAGCAAAGAGCGACAAGACATGGGCATTCGGGAAGCGCGAACTCGGAGCGAACCAGCTTGCAAAACTGGTTCTGGTCTCCACCAAGCTCCTCAAGACATCGGCCTTCCCCGTCGACCAGCTTGTGAGGGAGAAAGTCACCCTTAAAATCCGTCAGGCGATGGAGAACGCGGTCGTGAAGGGAACCGGAAGCGGACAGCCGTTAGGAGTGTTCACTGCCTCGGCCGACGGAGTGCCGACATCCCGCGACGTTACGACCAAGAAGGCCTCAGCCATCGAAGCCGATGACATCATCGCCGCAAAGAGGGCGGTCAAGCAGGCATACCGCAGGAACGGTGTCTGGGTCATCCACCCCGACATCCTCACCGATGTGATCACGCTGAAGGACTTGAACGGTCAGTATCTCTGGAGAAGCGGACTCACTGACAACGACCCCGACCGTCTCTACGGCTCCGAGGTGATTGAAAGCGACTTCGCCCCGGCTGAGAAGACCGGCGGAGCATATGCAGCGGTGTATGGAGACTTCAGCAATTACTGGCTCACGATGGTGGATCAGATCAGTGTGCAGGTTCTCCGCGAGCTCTACGCACCCTCTGGACAGGTGGGATACCTTGCCACGGCATTCGCTGACGGTGCCCCTGTACTTGCCGAGGCGTTCTCGCGCCTGAAGTACAAGGCATCCTGATGAAAGGCACCCTCCCCGGACGGCAGGTTCACACAGTTTGACTCCTGCAGTCCGGGAAGGTGCATGGACGGAAAAAGCAAGGAGACAATATGTCGAAACCAAATGTAGAGAATCCCGGGAAGGGAAACGAAGAAAAGAGAGTCCGCGCACTATTCAAGGAGACGCTGTGGACCGACCTCGGAGTCCTTGAAAGCGGACGTGTGTACGAGATTCCTGAATCCTGTTTCGCCGAGTGGGAAAAGTCAGGTTTCTGCAGGAAACCCGACTGACGGGAGAGAAGGACATGGCGTACATAACCACCGAAATGCTTGCCGAATATTCGGGGAAGTTCCCGGAGGAAGGTTCGGCACTGCCCCGGCTCTATGTCGAGGCGGCGATGGAGACCGTAGCCCGGTACCTCCATTACAATCCCGAAATGTCCGAGAGAAGTGTACGTCTCTGGGGTGACGGAAGCACGGTGCTGGTTCTTCCTGCACCGGTCCAGGAGGTGCTGTCCGTTGCGGTTGACGGTTCCCGTCTTGACATATCCGGGTGCGAAATGAAGAAGAATTATCTGAGCGTGAGGGATGCGGCCGGGAATCCCTCGGTGTTTCCGGTGAACTCGAAGATTGATGTGGCTTTCCGGGGCGGTTACGATCCTGTTCCTCTAAAAATCGTGACAACAGCACTGCAGCTCGCAAGTCTGTACCAGGAAAGTGCGGGCGGAAACCTCGCCGTGGCGAGCACTTCATTCGCGGATCAGGGCACGAGGGTTTTCAACAACTTCCGCGAAGACCGCTTCCTGGATCAGATAAACGAATGGAGGATCTACAATGGCTGATGCATCCGCACTCTCCGTGACGGTGGACACAAGCTCCGCCCTGGAACTGCTGAAACAGACATCCCTCAGCATCCCGCGCATTGAGGACAAGGTTCTGCGCCTTGTGGGGAAGCTGGTTTCAAAGGAGATTAACAGCCGCATCAAGGGCTCCGTCCGCACATCAACGGAGGCGGTTCTCGGGCACCGGTACACGTACAACATGCGCAAGATGTACACCTACGGAAAGACGAAGAAACACTCGCTTTCAGTCTATCCGAACAGGGTGGAGAAAGGCAGGTCGAACGACCTTATAATCCCTGTCGCGCTCACATTGAGCTACGGCTACGATGCAGGGAAAAGGAAGGGACCGCACATGACGGGGAGAGGATTCATCCAGGCGGGGGAGTCCTACGCCAAGTCCGGAAGGTACATGCCGGAAGTGCGGAAGCTCATAGACAGAGAGCTTGAAAAATACAACAGCAAATTCATGTGAGGAAGCGGATGAAAGTCATATACGATGCCCTGAAAAAATTCATGCTCACAGACCTTGCGGGGCCTCTCTCCGAAGCGGGGGAAGGATTTCCCGTGCCGGATGAAAGGAACATCTGCTACGGAACCGCACAGCTGGACAGGAACGAAGCGAAGATTGTGGCCGCCATAGTCCCCGACAGCGTGAGCGAGGACAGAGGGGATCTTGCATCCGGGGTGGTGGAGGAAACCGTCATTGTCTGCATGGCATTCAGGGGGCTTCCATATCCGGCCCTTGTCGAAAGAATGGAGACATACGCGGCATCCTTCAGAATGGCTCTCCGCTCCAATCCATCGCTGGGAGGAATGGTTGAATCTGCAGGAATCGGAAGAACTGAATACTATCCTGATGCGGGCGCGTCACACGGGACTCTCACCGTTGCGGAGATCGAAGTGACTGTAAGGATAACAGAGAAGAAGGCTGACGGGATTGACCCGTTCTGCTGACAGGAGGAATTGAAACATGGAAGGAATGGTGAAGAAATACCACATCGCACTTTTTGTCAATGGCGGCACCCATGAGGCCCCGGCGTGGACAAGAATCAGGAAGTCCACGAGCCTGGAACTCAACATGAACCCCGAGACCCAGGATTATGACTACATCACGGATCAGAGCCCCACCACGGAGATTCTACGCTACAAACCGAGCCTCAGTCAGCCCGTGACCATGTACAAGGGAGAACCCGACTATTCGTTTGCGTTCGGGAAATTCTTCAACCTTCAGACCGGCGAGAAGGCAAAGTGCGAGGTCCTGATTGTCTTCATGCAGGAGGATTCCTCCCGCATTGTGAAAGGCGTCAGTACCGTGGTCTACAAGGCATGGAGGAACAACGCGACACTCAGCATCTCAAGCCTGAACGGGGTCGATTCCACAATCACGATGGACATCAGCTTCGGCGGGAAAATCGACCACGGCTTCGCATACCCGGATTCTACCGCACATGCCCCCGTGTTCATTCTGGAAGAGAGCGGGGAGGCAGGATGGGTTGACCCCTTCTCCGAAGGAGGCTCGCTTCCGGCTCCGGCGGTTCCGGTTTTCAGCGACACATGGGAAGTCTCGCAGTCCGTTCCGGTCGGCGGGAGCGTGACTCTGGACGGAAGCGCGTCGGTCCCTGACGGGGGAACCCTGTCATACCAGTGGACGGTCAACGGAGCCGTGCAGGGGGAGACCGGGACATCCTTCACCGTTGACACCCAAACAGAAGGAAGATATGTCGTGACCGTGATTGCAGCCAACGCACTGAACGGACACACCGCAGTTGCTGCCCAGACAGCCGTTGTCACGGTGAGCTGATGCTCGATCTAACGAAGGCGGTTCTTCCCGAATCCATAGAGGCCGAAGGAAGAATATGGAGGATAAAGACCTGGTTCAAATACTGGCTGCGCTTCCTGCAGGTGTGTGCGGGTCCCGAAGATGAGAGGGACTTCGGCTTTCTTTTTGAAGACGGGATTCCCACTGACAAGGCGGAGGCAATGAAGGCACTTTCCGATTTCGCACGTCCCGAATCTCTGGTGCCCAGAAGCACGGGTGGAGACGGAGGGGGGAAGGTGCTCGACTATTCGGCGGATGCGGACTATCTGTATTCGGCGTTCGTCCAGCAGTACGGAATAGACCTCGTGGACGGAAAAGACCTTGACGGGAACCCGCTGCACTGGCACAAGTTCCTCGCTCTCTGCGAGGGGCTGCACGGCACCAAGATGAACGACATCATGGAGGCCCGTTTGTATGACGAGACCGACAAAAGCTCCTACGAGGAAAGCCGGAGGAAAGCCCGTGACTCGTGGACTCTGGAAGGAATTGAGACGTCCCGTGCCGAAGCGGCCGCCGTGGACGCATTCAACGAAGCGTTCTCATAAGAGGACTAAAAAAAAGAAGAACGTCAATCTCCGGGTGAAGAACCCGAAAGTCGACGTTCTTTTTATTTCACCAAATTTCTGAAAAGGAGTTTTTTTTGTTTGATTCTCAGTCAGAGCCCTCCGTTTCCTCTTCCATTTTCCTAACGCCGCATAAAGGATTCAGAAGATTGGAGGCATCCCTGACATCTTCGTCCGTGACTCCGAACCCGCTTCTACAGTAGACGCAGACCTTCCTCCAGACAAACCGGACCAGGAAAAAAGTGATTACAGCGGAAATTACATAGACAAGCATAAGAGCCTCCTTCCGGCTACATTATACCATAAGTGACTGTAAAGGCAAGGGGAATTTAATGAGCGGGCAAAATGTCACCATCAAAGTCGGAAGCGATGTCAAAGAAGCCACGGCCGGAATAAACAAGGTCGCGAAACAGATCAATTCGCTGGCAAACACGATAAAAAAATCAAGCCCTGTTGCCACTCTTGGGAATATAGGTTCCGCAGTGACCGGTCTGGGGACTGCGTTCAAGGCCGTCACAGGGGCAGTCAAGGCGGCCGCCGCCTGCGTGAGCGACCTCTCCGAAACCTACAAGGTGCAGGCACGTGCGGAGACACAGCTTGAGACGGCCGCAAAGAACAACCCCTATCTCAATTCCACTTCCGTGACAAGCCTCAAGAATTATGCGTCCCAGCTTCAGAGCATAAGCACCTACGGAGACGAACAGCTTCTCCCCATGATGGCGGAGCTTGCCGCCGCAGGAAGGAATGAAGAGCAGATAATGGACATAATGGCCGCCTCCATTGATGTGGCAGCCTCCGGGACAATGAGCCTTGACAGTGCGGTGAAGGCACTGAACGGAACGTACCAGGGGAACGTGGGTGCCCTTGGCAAACAGATAAACGGAGTGAAGTCCCTCACTCAGGAACAGCTCAAGAACGGTGACGCGGTGAAGCTCGTCGCGGAGCAGTACAAGGGCATGGCCGAGGAGACCTCAAAGGCCACCGGAAGCACCGAGCAGCTGAAGAACGCGTGGGGGGACTTCAAGGAGCATCTCGGGGACGGGCTTGAGACCGCGCTGGCACCCCTGCGCAGGGGAATCACGGGAATCATCACCGACATCAACAACGCCATCTCAAGGGCGAAGGAAGCCCGCAGGCTTGCAAGGATTGACGAGGAGGTTGGTTCCGGAAACGCAGGAGCCGATCTGGATGCAGCCGCCCTGAAGAAGTCGGCCGACAGACTGGAAGAGAAATATCAGGAGCGGGTGAAAGAACAGAAACAGGTCGCGGCGCAGCTGATGGAGGATGAAAAACTGACTGCCGACCAAATCAAAGACCTGATCCAGAAGGCCGGTGAGAATTCCGATGCGGAGGGCGCGACCTTCCTGCAGTCGCAGTTCATGGCACAGGTCAGGCTGACAAAGGAAGCCCTGGATAAAGCGATCACTGCAAGACAGTCCGCCCGCAGCAGGGAAAGTGAGGAGAGACGCGGAAAGGCCATGGCCGATGCCGCCGCACGTCAGGCCGAAATGGAGTCCGAGATTGCCGCCGCGAATGCCGCCATAGAAAAGGTGAGAAGGACAATAGAGCTTGACAGGGAGGCGGGGAAGACTGTCTCATCCGGGGAAGAAGCGCAGAGGATGTACGACGGAATTCTTTCGGCCTACCGCTCCATGCTTGAAAGCGACACGGATTACAGGGAACTTGAGAATCAGGAAGGTGCAAAGGCAATATTCGCCCTGCTTGAGGAATGGAAGGAAAAGCTTCCGGAGAGCAAGTCCACGGACAAGTCCGAAAAAACGGACTGGGTGAAGGAAGCGCAGAAAATGCTTGCGGAGGCTGAAAAGAAACTGGCCGGCGACCAGTCCC